CGCACCGGGGATCCTAGGCGACACGTGATAATGGATGAAAAGATCTCCTCTTTGAAAGATTTTGTTAGAAAACAGATACCTGATAGACCAGAGTTCTTCTATCAGAAAGAAGCACTTTTATCTCAAGTGGAGGTCAGCCTCATACTCACTGAGGGTTTCAAACTGATGTCATGCCTGGTTGAGGTGGAATCTTGTGAGAAAAATTCCTGTGTGCACAACAGCGAACAGAAGTTTGTTGACACCATTTTGGCAGAGAATGGTATAGTAGGTCCAACACTGCCAAAAGTAATGCCAGATGGTTACAGGTATTTTAACAAAACTTTGCTTTTGTTGGAGGTCTTTGTTAGAGTGAGGCCTGACGAATTCGAGAAGAAGTGGAAGTCTGATATGGGAAAGCTGCTAAGCTTAAAGGATGATCTGCTTAGGTGTGGAATTTCACTTGTGCCAATTGTTGACGGCAGGTGCAGCTACAACACTAGTATAATTCCGGAGTGGGCAACAGAGCGGTTCAGGTGGTTACTTATTGAGCTTCTGAAAGAGTCCAAAGAAGCCATGGATTTTGAAATTGAAGACCAAGAATATCAGAGACTAATCCACAGTCTGTCCAGAACATGCAATCAAAGTCTGGGATTTGAAAATATCGAACAGTTAAAAAAGGTTCATCTCAATTATGAAGATAGACTCAATGAAGTCATACTTGCAGGTCTCAACTCAGATCTTAAAGAATCTGTGATAAGAGAAGAACTAATTAAACTGAAAGCCTGGTATAAAAAAGAGGTGTTTGAAAAGGGACATGGGAACTTTGTGAGAACTAATCAGACTTCTTTATTAAAGACTCTACAGGAGATAGGATCACATGCTGGCACAACTGTGCCTGAATGCCCTATGTGTTGTAGTAAAGTTTTTGATTTATGCTATCAAATGATGCTGAAGATTGAAGGAAAGGAGTCTCTAAATAGTAGTGTGTCTTCAGACAACAACAATCCTCAGATTTCTTTGGTTGGGAGGGAATATTTATATGTTCTCTCAGTCTGCAACAAGATCAAAGGGAAGAAAATTTTCAACACGAGAAGAAATACTTTACTATTCTTAGACTTAATTATACTTAATTTTGTCACCGAAGTTTTCAAAAAAGTGCCGTTGGGGATACAATCTTTGAAGGTTGAAGGATTGATAATTGGCCAAATGTTGTTGTTAACCAATGATAGGGCACTTGACATCCTCTCAGCTAGAAGATTGCTCATAAAGAAAATTGAATGTAATGAAAGTTGGGTTAAAAAATGCGGAGACACTCTGAGAAGAGTGGAGCCCTCTTTTTGGACCAGTGTGTGCAATTATGTAAAATTGCCAGATTTTGAATCCCTACTTCTATTGGCGGAGGTTCTATGCTCAGATGCACCTTTACTGAGGTATGAGCCTGTGCAAGTGGAAGAAAGCCATTGCACACACAAGGACTTTCAGTTGCTAAACATTAATCAACAGGACTGTCTTTTTGAATGCCTATCACATATATCTCTCTCATTAATCAACTCAATGAAGACTTCCTTCTCATCAAGACTTCTAATTAACGAAAAAGATTACAAAAGATATTTTGGAACCGTAAGGCTAAAAGAATGTTATGTGCAAAGATTCCTATTCACAGAGGGGAAGTGTGGTTTCCTGTTCTATCAGAAAACCGGAGAAAGGTCAAGGTGCTTTTCAATTTATTTATCTGAAAACGGACAGCTCACAGAGTTAGGCTCATTCTATGCTGACCCCAAGAGGTATTTTCTACCAATATTTTCTGGGTGTGTGTTACGATCTATGTGTTCAGAGATGATCACATGGTTAGATTTTGATGAGGAACTAATGCATGTTGTCAAACCTCAGCTAAGGTCCTTGGTACTAAGTATTCTCTGTTCACCCACAAAAAGGGCTCAGAATTTTTTGCAGGGTCTTAGATATTTTATCATGGCATTTGTGAACCAAGCTCATCATAAGCAATTGATGTCTAAATTAATTGTAGAATGTAAATCAGCTTCTGATGTCTTGATCCAGAGGTTAGCTACCAAAGTCTTTTATACAATATTGACCTTCGGGGAGGATCCTGGGATCCACATGACAAGGAAGTTCAAATTTCTTTTGAATGTCAGTTATTTATGCCATTTGATTACAAAAGAAACCCCTGACAGACTCACTGATCAAATAAAATGTTTTGAGAAGTTTTTGGAACCGAAGTTAGAGTTTGGCAGTGTTGTTGTCAACCCGTCACTCAATGGAATCCTGGATCCAAAACAAGAAGATAACATGCTCAATGGGTTGGAAAAACTTTTCTCCAAAAGTCTCTATGATGTTGAAGACCTGAAGAGGCCAGGTATATCCAAAGATGTCCTAAATTATTGTTTATCGCTTTTCACCCGAGGCAAACTGAAAGTGACAGGTGTCTTAAAGACAGATCCATTCAAGCCCAGTTTCACAAGTACAGCGTTGGACTTATCAAGCAACAAAAGTGTTGTTGTCCCAAAATTAGACGAATTGGGCAACATTGTGTCTGTTTATGACAAGCAAAAACTCATTTCCTCCTGTGTAGCCTCCATGGCAGAAAGGTTCAGAACTAAAGGAAGGTTCAATTTGGACCCTGACACAATTGACTTCCTAATTATGAAGAACTTAACCAACTTGCTCTCAATTAGTGGTGAGAGTCCAAAGGCATCAGAAGAACTTTCATTGCTTTATGAGAACCTACCTGAAGAAATCACCCAAGTCTATGATGAAATCAAGAATGACATTCAGGTAACCTTGGGGAAAATCGGAGCTAAGGGGAGCTACAAACAAAAGAATGGGAAAGAGGGAAAAGCTGGATCCCCCAGCAATGCTGAGACTCTTGAGTCAATTTGGGCACCTTTTGGAGTGCTTAGAGAGATCAAGATTGAAACATCAACCCATGAAATCAAGGACTTTGATCCTGGTCTGCTGTCCATGGATATTTATGAAAAGCTGTGTACAACAGTTTTTGAGTCTTCCTTAAAATCCAGTTTTTTTATAGATGAGGTCTTAAGTATATGCCCACTCGAATTATTATTAAAGAACCTGACTACAAAGTCATTCAAGGAAAACGACTTTTTTGAGTGCTTCAAATACATTTTAATACAAGCAGGTTATGACCAGAGGCTGGGTACCTATGAGCACAGAAGTAGGGCCAGATTTGGATTTAGAGAAGAGGTGGTAAGGTTGAGAGATGATGTTAGGGTGAGTGATAGAGAAAGCAATTCTGAAGCCATTGCCAAGCGACTTGATAGAAGTTTTTTTACAAGTGCTGCTTTGAGAAATCTTTGCTTTTATTCAGAAGAATCACCTACTGAGTATACATGTGTGAGTTCTAATACAGGCAACATGAAATTTGGGCTCAGTTATAAAGAGCAGGTAGGGTCTAACAGAGAACTGTATGTTGGTGATTTGAATACAAAAATGATGACTAGGCTAGTTGAGGATTTTGCTGAGGCTGTGTGCAATTCTATGCATTACACGTGTCTCAATTCAGAGTCAGAATTTGATAGGGCAATATGTGACATGAAGATGGCAGTGAACAATGGTGACCTATGCCTCTCAATGGATCATTCAAAATGGGGGCCTTTCATGAGCCCCGCACTTTTCCACAGATTTTTAAGTGGGGCCAAACTGAAAACCATGAGACTTGGGGACAGTGTGGATACTAAGCCTGTATTGAATGTTTTGAAATGGCACATCCATAAGGTTGTTGAAGTGCCTTACAATGTAGCTGAAGCTTACTGCACTGGGATGTTGAAAAGAAGATTGGGTTTAATGAGTCTCCAAACTCAAAGTATTAGTGAGGCATTCTTTCATCAAGAAATCCAGACAAAAAAAGAAGTTCCCAGTCACATAATGTCAGTACTAGATATGGGACAAGGGATACTCCATAATTTATCTGACTTATATGGCTTGATTAGTGAACAGTTCTTGAATTACTGTTTAGACTTCCTCTATGATGCTATCCCAACATCCTACACCTCAAGTGATGATCAAATAACAATGATAAGGATGCCTCAGCAATCTATGGAGACTGCAGAAGAAGGAAACGCAGATTGGCTGGAGTTGTTATGTTTCCATGATTTCCTATCATCTAAACTCAATAAGTTTGTAAGCCCCAAGACTGTGTGTGGAACTTTTGCTGCTGAGTTTAAATCCAGGTTCTTTGTAATGGGTGAAGAAACACCACTTTTGACAAAGTTTGTGTCTGCAGCACTTCATAATGTGAAGTGTAAAACCCCTTCCCAGCTAGCTGAAACCATTGACACAATTTGTGATCAATGTGTTGCAAATGGGGTTGGGGTGAGTATTGTGTCTGAGATCTCAAAAAGAGTCAACCGTCTGATTAAGTATTCCGGGTACCCCTTGAACCCCTTTCTCGCTGTGGAAAACCAGGATGTGAAGGATTGGGTGGATGGATCTAGAGGGTACCGTTTGCAAAGGAACATTGAGAGCTGTTCCATTCAGGAATCAGTACTCAAACAGGTGAGAAAATTCGCAAAGGATGTGTTCCTGAAAATAAAAAGAGGACAGGTTTTTGAGGAACACCTAATACAGTTAATTGGTGCTGATGGTGACAGTGCCATGGAGGGTTTCTTATCTTATGTTGACTGTGACAAGGACAAACTTAGAGAGATACTCGAGCACCGTTGGTTGAATCTCTCAGCCAATGGAGATTTGAGACTCGTTTTGAGAACAAAGTTGATGTCTAGCAAAAGAGTATTAGAAAAAGAACAAATCCCAACATTGGTGAAAACACTTCAATCAAAGCTTTCCAAAAGCTTTACGAAGGGTGCTAAAAAGATATTGGCTGAATCAATAAACAAATCAGCCTTCCAGGCATCAGTCGCTTCAGGATTCATTGGGTTCTGTGAGAGTGTCGGAAGCAAGTGTGTTAGAGATGGCAGTGGAGGATTCTTATACATTAGAGAGGTGGTGAGTAAAATAATTAGCTGCCAGTGCACCTTATGTTCAGCAAACCCAGGAATCATCTTTTGCAAAAATGCATTGTCTAATGTGTCCAATTTTTCAAGACCAATCTTGTGGGATTACTTCTCTCTTGTTTTAACAAATGCTTGTGAACTAGGGGAGTGGGTGTTTTCTCCTACCAAAAGGCCTCAACAGCCAAATTTACTACAAAACCCTAACCTCTTTTGGGCTGTGAAACCCAAGAGTGTCCGCCTTATAGAAGATCAGTTAGGCTTAGGACATGTATTGCAGTCGATAAGGAGAAGTTATCCCAAAATTTTTGAAGAACACCTGATTCCGTTTATGAGTGACCTACAGGTGAATAGGACAATTGATTTTACTAGATTGAAGTATCTGGATGTATGTGTGGCTATCGACATGATGAATGAAAATTTGGGGATTGTGTCACACCTGCTGAAAAGAAAAGATAATTCAGTTTATATTGTCAAACAGAATGAGTGTTCCGTTGCACATGTGAGAGAGGTGCAATATGTTGACCATGACATTGGCCTAAGCCCTCAACAGGTTTGCACTAATTTTAAGCTCCAGTTAGTGTTATCCTCTATGATAAGTCCCCTTGTAATAAGCACCTCAGTTCTAAAAAGCTTCTTTTGGTATAATGAAGTTCTAAAGTTAGAGGATAACAGTTTGATTGACATTGGTGAACTCACAGACTTTGTTATCTTGAACAAAAGCTATGGTGTGGAGAGGGTCATGTATCTGGAAGACATGGCAATGGGATATGTTGTCTCTAGTGTTGATGAGCCTGAGATTCACTTGATTAATGCTTGGGTCCTCACTGAACATGATGTCAAAAAGCTAGAATCAGGCTCCAAGGTAGGGGACAAAGATGGCAAGGCACTGGCCATCACTCTCAACATTCAGTTTAGACATAGGAGGCACTCAACAAAGTATCATTTTACCAAAGGTGTTGTATATTCATTCACAGTGGAGTTCCAGGTTCCTCCCTCACTTCAGGGTCCAAATCTGAACACTGTGCCTGTGAGGGAGATGGTGTTGAACGCATCAGGGATGTTGGGGGACCACCAGTCTCTGGATGGGGTTCCTCTGGTTGCGTCTCACCCTCTTATGACCGGGAAAAAACCTATTGATTTGCTAACCTTATTGTCAGAGAGTGATATTCAAATCTCTGACGACACAGGTCAACTGATGGCTGTGTACTTGGATTTCAGTGAATTTCAATCACTGATTGAGGACAAGTATTCTTTTAAAATTGTGGGGCCTGAGAGATTGGACACTCCAATTATACTAAAGGGAGGGGTTTATATGTCTGAAGGTAAGAGGCTATCAACCTTAATGGTTGAACTTTCAGGTAATGTGATTGTCAAAGCATTGGGTGCTATAGAAACAGACAAAGAGGTTGGGAGTCTGCTGCTCGGCCTATGGCCCTACATCAAAACCACTGGTCAGAAGATCAAAATGGATCAAAATGACTTTCTGCTTTTGTATGAGTCACATAGGGAACTTCTTCTTAAATCACTTGAGGGATTGGGTGGGTGGCTAGATTTCTTGGATTTCAGTGTGTGTTTCAGCAAGAGTCTCTCAGATCTGGTTATATCTGACAACACTGGCAGTCTGAGACTGAAGGGTGTCACTTGCAGACCCATCCACAACCCGAGGATTGTGGAGGACATCGACTAACATGACAGCCGCCACCGACGGAGGCCCGGGGGACCCACGGGGACCCCCCCGGACCGGGGGGGCCCCGGGCCGCTGGCGCTGTGGCGGAACTTATTCGGAGGGAGCGGTTGGCTCCGTTGGCACCGAGATGCGAGTTGGTAGGGGCTTCCAGCAGATGTTGCAGAGATTGGAAGTCCTTAGCATCACATTTAAGCACCTCAAGCAGAGATAATGGTCAGAGCAATTGATAAGATTTCTATCTGCAAACCAACAGCATTTACAGTTGTATCTACCGTAGAGACTGTTCACCGCAGCTCTTCTAAATTCAGCTTCAGTTGGCTCAGGAGTCTGGGTGTTAGGGCAGATTGGATGTGATTCTTGCTTTGACCTACAGTTGCCCATGTTGGCGGTCTATGATAAAAGAGGTGGAATAGTATGTAGTGCTAGTTACGCCTAGGATCCCCGGTGCG